CGAAAACTGCCCGATTTGCGAGTTTGCCTCTGCCTTATGGAAGGAAGGGACCAACAACAACGATGAAGAGAGTAAGAAGCTTGCTAAGTCTCTATTCGTTCGTGCACGCTATTTCTCACCCGTCGTGGTACGGGGCCGAGAAGAAGAGGGAGTCAAGATGTATGGCTACGGAAAGCGTGCGTACGAGAATCTTTTGGGATACATCCTAGATCCCGATTATGGTGACATCACAGACCCCATGGAGGGAACCGACATCTCCCTAACATACACAAAGCCCACCACACCAGGGGCATATCCACAAACAAACCTTAAAATGCGCCGCAACACTTCTGCGCTTTTGGAGGATACCGACGCTATCGCCGCCCTCCTTGATAGCATTCCGGAATTTGACTCTCTTTTTGAGCGTCATACCCCACAGCAGATTGACGCAATTCTTGATGAACAGCTTGCTGGGAACGGAAGTGCGGAATCACGCTCGACGGAAACCACCAAATACGGAAAGAACAAAAGTGACGTGGACCGAGCGTTCGATGAGTTGCTAGCCACTAAATAAGGTTTGTGGGAGACCGCTGGCACCCCGGTCGAAATAGGGTGCCGCTTTTTTAAGGAGGAATAATGGCTAGAAAAGCCAAAGAAGCAAAGGCCGGTAGAGTTTCAATGCATGACTTAATGAGTCTTGTTAACAAGAAAGCCGGCCGGAACGTTGCGCACGACTTGACAGGTGACAACCCCACCAAGGTAAAAGAATGGATTCCCACCGGCTCACGCTGGCTTGACTCCATCGTTTGCAAGGGACAGGTCGCCGGCATACCAGTCGGAAAAGTTACAGAAATAGCAGGATTAGAGAGTACCGGTAAATCCTACCTCGCAGCACAGATAGCCGCAAACGCTCAGAAAACGGGCAAGATGATTGTCTATTTTGATTCTGAGTCTGCCATCGACCCGAGCTTCTTGGAGCGAGCAGGATGCGACCTAGAGCGGTTAATGTACGTTCAGGCGGCCTCTGTGGAGTTTGTTTTGGAGACTGTGGAAGAGTTGCTGGGTGCCACCGATGAACAGCTTGTATTCATCTGGGATTCTCTTGCTTTAACACCTTCTGTGTCGGACGTAGAAGGAGATTTTAATCCGCAATCTTCGATGGCGGTAAAGGCTCGTATTCTTGCAAAGGGAATGTCGAAGTTAATTATTCCGATTGCTGATAAACAGGCAGCCTTTATTGTCCTCAATCAGCTTAAGACCAACATTCCCAGCGGCCCCAATGCTCGTATCATTGCGATGACAACGCCCTATATGACCCCCGGGGGAAAAGCAATGCACTACTCCTACTCGCTGCGTATTTGGTTGACCGGTCGCAAGGCCAAAGCTTCCTTTATCGAAGACGAAAAGGGATTCCGAATTGGCTCCGAAGTTAAGGTAAAATTGGAGAAATCACGCTTCGGAACTCAAGGTAGAACGTGTGCCTTCCGCATTTTGTGGGGAACTGAGGATATTGGAATCCGCGATGAGGAATCTTGGTTTGATGCCGTGAAGGGCTCTCAGAACATGAACAGTGCCGGCGCATGGTATACTTTAAAGATGCCCGATGGGTACGAGAAGAAGTTTCAACCCTCCAAATGGACGGAGTTGGTGCGGTCGGATGAAGACTTTCGAGCCAACGTTCTGCAATTGATGGACGAAGAGGTTATTGGAAAGTTTGATCGAAGAGAAGGAACAGCAGATCAGTTCTATTCTGACCCCCAATAAAACACTTGACAGCCCTCCTACGATGCGGTATACTGAAGTATAAGCTTGTAGGAGGGCTTTATCACAACACAAGTAAAGGAATACGAGTCCGACTATGGGGCCGAGAGATTCCATAAATATTCGGGCAAGATAGCACGCTATATGGATCTAGCCAGACGCATGGCCAACCAGTCGTCTTATCCGGATTATCGCCATGGCGCAGTGCTCGTTAAAGGATCCGTCCGAAACGCATCTTTTAACAAAAACAATTATTGCTCTTTTGGAACGCGGTTTCAAAAAGAACACCAAGGTCGGACCACTCTCCATGCGGAGCTTGGAGCCATCTTGGGGATGGATCGCGGCATAACCGAAGGGTCAACCATCTACGTAGCAAGAGTAGGGCGGGAAGGCGACTATAAGCTTTCTAAGCCTTGTTCTATGTGCCATGAAGCCCTTAAACACGTGGGAGTAAAGCGTGTCGTCTATACCATTAACACTAAAATAGCAGGAAGTTATAAACTATGAAAAGAGTATTGATTATTGATGCGCTCAATATGTTCTTGAGAGCATATATCGTCGACCCAAGTCTCTCAACGAATGGAGAGCCCATCGGAGGCTTCAAGGGGTCCCTTAAGATCGTCCAGAAGCTTGTGCGCATGACCAAGCCGAATGAAATTGTGATTGTGTGGGATGGGCCCAACGGCTCGCGCAAGCGACGGTCCATGGATAAGAATTATAAAGCAGGACGCAAGCCCATTCGTCTCAATCGCAATGTAAAGGCGCTGACCGAAAACGAAGAATTCCAAAACCGCGTATGGCAGCAAACGCGCTCTATTGAGTATTTTAACGAAATGCCCATCATTCAAGTTATGATTGCCGAGGTAGAAGCCGATGATGTTATTTCATATTTAACGCAAATGAACCATTATGAGGGCTGGCAGAAGATAATTGTATCCAATGACAAGGATTTCTATCAGCTATGCGATAAGGAAACCGTAGTGTACCGCCCCACAAGCGACATAGTTTATAATAAAAAGCGCATTGTTGAAGAATTGGGGGTTCATCCCCGCAATATGGCGCTAGCCCGAGCGCTCGTCGGAGATGCATCTGATAATTTACCGGGCATTAGATCAGTTGGGTTTAAAAGCATCCAACGACGTCTGGGATTCCTGGGATCGGAGAAAGATTATACCATTGATGATATTATTGGGTACTGTGAAAAAGCTGATAAAAAACTCAAGTTTCATACCAATATCCTTGAAGGACAAAAAATAATTGAGCACAATTATAAGATGATGCAGCTATATTCTCCCATGCTTTCGGTGCAGTCTAAGGACTTTGTTCGCAATGCTGTGGAGAACTTCAAGTGTAATTTCAATAAGATAGAAATCTTGAAGAAAATGCGCGATGATGGGTTCGGAGAATTGAATTGGAAGGACCTGGAACTGCACTTAAATAAAATTAATTCTGAGTGCTAATTTGCTTGACTTTACGGCATATTCTGTTATATTTAGTATACGTGCCCGGGGTGTGGTTTGAACGAAAAAGTAACTTTTAGTCGTTATGGAAAGGCCTTTCAAGAAGGCCTTGTTCAGATCATCTATGAGGATCGTCCGTTTGCCGATCAAATTACCGAAGTGCTCAATATAAGCTTTTTAGAGTTAGAGTATCTTCGCGTTTTTACTGATAGAATTATCAATTATCGAGATAGGTACGGCACGCATCCATCAGCGGAAGCGGTTATAACAATAATACGCACCGATCTGGAGAATGAAGATAAGATCATCCAGAAACAGGTACGCGAGTACTTTGCTAAAATCACAGCTAGAGAATGCACCGATATAGCGTTTATCAAAGAACAGTCGCTTGATTTTTGTCGTAAGCAAAATCTCAAGGAGGCAATGCTTAAGTCTGTCAGCCTTCTCCAGACGTGCTCGTTTGATGAAATTTCCAAGACCATCAATGATTCATTGAGGCTTGGATCTGATAATAATTTTGGTTATGATTATCTGGCTGACTTTGAGCAACGATTTGTCCCAAAGCATCGGCTGCCTGTTACCACCGGCTGGAAAGAGATTGACGACATTTGTGGTGGAGGACTTGGAAAAAGTGAGCTTGGGGTGGTAATTGCCCCGACGGGCGCCGGCAAATCATTTTGTTTGGTGCATCTTGGCGCCCAGGCCCTCAAAGAAGGAAAAGTTGTTGTTCACTATACTTTAGAGCTTCAGGATACAATTATTGCGAATAGATACGATAGTTGCTTAACAGGTTACCCTCTTTCTGATATTATTAATTTTAAAGAAGAGGTATATCACGAGATCAAGGATCTTGAAGGGAAGCTTATTGTTAAAGAATATCCCACTAAAGCCGCATCAACAAACACTATTAAATCTCATCTTACAAGGTTGTTAAAGCGCGGTATCAAGCCTGGAATGCTTATTGTCGATTATGCCGATCTTTTAAGACCCGTAGTCGCGAGAAAAGAGAAAAGAATCGAGTTGGAAAGTATTTATGAAGAACTTCGCGGCATCTCAACAGAGTTCAAGTGTCCTGTTTGGACCGCCTCTCAAACAAATCGCTCGGGTTTAAATGCCGAAGTCATTACAATGGAACAAATTTCTGAAGCATTTAACAAATGTTTTGTAGCTGATTTTATTTTCTCCGTTTCTCGAACAGTTGAAGACAAACAAAACAATAAGGGGAAAATTTTCATTGCAAAAAATAGAAATGGTCCCGACGGCATCATCTATAATATATTCATGGATCCTTCCAGCGCTAAAATTAAGATTATGCCTTCGATCACCCCCTCAAATGGAGCCATCCCGCTCAACCCTGTTGCGCTAAGTGCCTCCATGCAAAAAGACTTGTTACAGAACAAATATGAAAAATTCAGAAAAAGGAAATGAAACAGAATGAGAACAATTCAAAATATACGCAGATTCAGATTATCAGATACATTTATTGAACCATATAAAGCGACCAAGGTGCCGTGGGGGCCCATTGGTTACGTGACATTTAAGCGTACCTATTCGCGACGACTTAATGAATTTGAACCGGACGCGACAGGGACCGAAGAGTGGTGGCAAACATGTCGTCGTGTTGTAGAAGGCATGTTCAACATGCAAAAGCAACATGTATTCCAACTAGGGTTGGAATGGAATGATGGAAAGGCCCAGAAGACCGCTAAAGAAGCCTATGAACGATTGTTTAATTTAAAGTGGACACCACCGGGCCGCGGCCTGTGGATGATGGGCACTAAGTTTGTAGAAGAGCGCACAGCCGCAGGATTATTTAATTGTGCTTTTCGGTCCACCCGTGATTTGGCAACCAAAGGTGGCTATCTCTTTGCGTGGATGATGGATGCCTTGATGGTAGGAGTGGGGGTGGGGTTTGATACGGAAGGCGCGAATTCTGTGACCATTCGGGAACCCGCTTATACCAACGACACTCTCGTGATCGACGACTCACGAGAAGGGTGGGTAGATTCGGTCCATACATTGTTGGATGGATTTTTCTTTGGCGGAAAGGTACCTAAGTTTGACTATTCCGCAATCCGTGAAAAAGGGGCCCTTATTAAGGGGTTTGGGGGCACCTCTAGCGGCTCCGAGCCCCTTAAAGAACTTCACAAGAACCTTAAAGAGCTTTATTCCATACGAATTGGTGAACCCATCAGTTCTGTAGACATTGTCGATACAGAAAATTTAATTGGTCGTTGTGTGGTGGCTGGAAATGTTCGTCGATCTGCGGCTCTGGCGATGGGTAAGTATGACGACATGCACTATCTTGAAATGAAAAACGATCAAGAGAAATTATACCATCATCGGTGGGGTTCTAATAACTCGTTTAACGCAGTGGTGGGCATGGACTATACATGGCATGCCGAACAATCACAAAAGAATGGGGAGCCCGGCTACATTTGGCTCGATAATGCTCGCACCCGCGGTCGCTTTAAGGACGGCCCGCGGTATGACGATGTTAATGTTGCGGGATTTAATCCCTGCGTTGAGCAACAACTTGAAGATGCCGAATTGTGTTGTTTGGTGGAAACATACCCAGCAAAGCACGATGATTTAGAAGACTATCTACGTACTTTAAAGATTGCCTATCTTTATGGAAAGACAATCACCCTTTCCAATACTCATTGGCCTGAAACTAATGCGAAGATGCTTAAAAATCGCAGGATCGGATTGTCCCAATCTGGCGTTATTCAGGCTTTTAATAAATTTGGCCGACGTGAAGTTTATAATATGTGTGACAAAGCATATGACTATGTAAAGCAACTGGATGAAGAATATTCCAATTGGCTATGTATTCCAAAGTCTATTCGTATGACCTCGATCAAGCCGTCAGGTACGGTTTCTCTTCTTAATGGTTCTACACCGGGAATACATTTTCCTGAAAATGAATATTACATTCGACGAATTAGGTTTTCCGCAGATTCAAATTTAATTGACAAACTTAAAAAAGCAGGATATAATGTTGAAGATGACAAGTACTCTCCGAATACTGTTGTTGTGGAGTTTCCTATCCATGAGCCCTATTTTACGCAAGGAAAACAAGACATATCAATCTGGGAACAACTTGAGATTGCAGCCCAATATCAATATTATTGGGCCGATAACTCTGTGTCTGTTACAGTCACGTTTAAACCAGAGGAGGCGTCTCAAATTAAGGCTGCTCTTGAACTCTATGAAACGCGACTTAAAGCAGCTTCCTTTTTAAAATATGAAAAGACGGGCTACGAACAAGCGCCATACGAACCAATTACCAAACAAAAATATAAAAAAATGATTTCTAAAATTAATCCACTTCAACGCATTTACGATGAAGAAGGGGGCAATGGCACTAAGTTTTGTACAAATGATACATGTATGGTATAGGAGTTAAAATGAATTTTGATTATCTTTTAAATGAGAGCCAACCAAAGCACCGGTGTAATAAAGATCAGAAGCATTGTTATTGGGTGCCCACCGGGAATATTCGCTCAATGATCGGCGGCTATGTAAATGTAACGTTACACTGTCGTAATTGTGAGCGCCGCGAAGAGCTTTTTCTTACCGCTGAGGAATTTAAAATTCAAGAGAAACTTATTAATACCCAGGTAAATAAAGAGGTGCGACGTGCTGCAGCCGGTTAATCGATATATACTAATAGAAATACCGCAACCAGAGGAGAGTGAGGAGTCTCTTATCGTTTTGCCTGAAGACTATAAGCCTATAGACAAAAAGTTTATTGAGGTGTGTTTCGTTAAGGCGGCAGAGGACGTCCGATTCACTATAAAACATCCGGCTAGCATGATTGTAGATCGGTCCATGATTGAGGAAATAAGTCTTGGCGGAACTATTTATAATGTTATTTTAGATAATTATGTTGTAGGAATAATTGAATAAATAGGAAATAAAAATGAATGGACAAACACTTTTACAACGAAGCGTCAGCCACAAAGCTTGGATGGGAGCCGAGTTGGTTTGGTGAAAAATATTTTGATGACAAGCTTGTAAGGGCGATTAAAAAATGGCAGAAAGCTCGCAGCTTAACAGGTGACGGCCTATGCGGGCCTATGACTTTTCGACGCTTATGGACCGAACGCCAAGCAGCTATAGATGAGTATAAGCCTACTGATTGCCATTATTCAAATTACATTATCTATAATGGAGAATTCCACCCCATTGAGTGGGATAAGTTTGTATTATGGTCTGAAAAGGGGGGCATGAAAGCCAAGCCGGGACACTACTACGATTATTCGGGGCGCCCAGAGCGCAAGATTCGCTACTTTGTAAATCATTGGGATGTTTGTCTCTCTTCAAAATCGTGCCAGAGCGTATTAGACCGCCGCGGCATTTCGGTTCATTTTTTAATCGACAATGACGGTACGATTTATCAAACCTTAGACCTGCAACACGCAGCGTGGCATGCAGGCTCCTCACGCACCAACCGGCCCTCGATAGGGGTAGAAATAACCAATGCATATTATCCAAAGTATCAGGATTGGTATACTAAAAATGATTTTGGGGAACGCCCCGTCATAGAAGACGCATGGGTTCACAGAAGCAAGCTAGATCCCTTCTTGGGGTTTTATCCCCAACAAATAGCAGCCCTCAAGGCCCTTTGGAAAGCTATTCACGAAGCCACCGACATTCCTTATCAAACTCCCGAAGGGCAGTTTGGTAAGACCTCTACGACGTATGTACAAGAAGTAGCATACGGAAATTATACTGGATTTGTTAGCCACTATCACATTAGCAAATCAAAGATTGACTGTGCGGGGTTAGATATCAAAACCCTCTTAGACGAAGTAAAACATGACATCGATATTTTGGATAAGATAAAGAACGACTAAAATGTAATAATCTCTAATTATTACATGGGCTTCCTGTTGCTGTACATGTTAGGTTGTTTCGGGATAACAAATCAAGATTATGCAATTTTAAATGCTGACAATCCTTTCATTGCTGAGACGTTTGCCGTTGGAAAGCCACAACAAAAGGCGAAATGGGGAATAATTCCTACCATCAGGGTCTGCGCCAGTACAAAGGTGCCCACGTATAGGGCGATTCAGGCCGCTAAGTATTGGGAAAGTGCCGGCTACACCTTTCGAGACGTTAGAAAGGATCCACTTTCTACATGCATGAATGCCCGGGCTGGCGAGATAATAATAACATTGCCAGAAATTGGATTTGCAGACAGCCACATGGCATCTACCCGTATATATACTCATAAGGAAACAGGCGAGATAGTGAAAGCGAAGATTCATATTTTACCAAAGAACGCTAAAAAAGATCGAGTCTTGGAGCACGAACTAGGCCATGCGCTAGGCTGGATGCACCATAGACAGAAATTCCACATAATGCACCCCAATTGGTATCAGGGAGGATATGACCGGTCTGGTATCAGGAAATAATTTGCTTGAGTATGATAACATAGTAATTGGTAGTTCATTAGAGGCGATTTTGTATGCATTTAACCACAATTATCCCATTTTTTTTGCGGAGGAGCGCCGGCCGTTTAGGTTCGATTATTTCGATCCAGATATAGATTTATCTTGTCTTAAAATCCCTGACCAGGCGAAAAGTTTAACGACCTTTGAGGGAGTTAAACTTGTAGGGCAACCTAAAGAATTATTATGGGAGCGGCTTCTTTTTCTTTTATCCTTAGACGGCAAA